AACGGTTCTGAAGAATCTGGTATTGATGTTCTCAGAAACAAGATTAAGAACTTTGCTTCTACTGTCTCTATGGATGGTAATCGTAAATTCGTGATTCTTGATGAGGCAGATTATCTAAATCCACAATCAACTCAGCCTGCCTTGCGTGGGTTCATTGAAGAGTTCCATAAGAACTGTGGATTTATCCTTACCTGTAACTTCAAGAACCGTATCATCGACCCTTTGCATAGTCGATGCTCTGTAATAGAGTTTCGTATTCCTGCTACTGACAAACCTAAACTTGCTGGACAATTCTTCAAAAGAGTGCAAACCATTCTTCAAGAAGAAAAAGTTCAGTTTGAACCAAAGGCTGTTGCTGGTATTGTTGAGAAACACTTCCCAGATTGGAGAAGAGTTCTTAATGAACTGCAAAGGTATTCTGCCTCTGGTATGATTGATGGTGGTATACTAGTTAATCTATCAGAAACCAACATGAAGGACTTAACAACTTTCCTTAAAGAGAAAGATTTCAAGTCTATTCGTAAATGGGTTGCAAACAACCTAGATAATGATCCTGCTCGTATGTACCGTAAGGTATACGATTCCCTGTATGAAGAAGTACAGCCTTCCACTGTTCCTCATCTTGTTCTCGCAACAGCAGACTACTCTTACAAATCTGCCTTTGTCGCTGATCAAGAAATCAATATGCTTGCATTTATGATTGAGGTTATGACACAGGTGAATTGGAAATGAGTTATGAACTAAAAGATTATCTAAAGTCTATCAATGAAACAAAGGAAAATCTGATGGATTCAGATGATCCTATGTGGGAAAAGAAATATTCACCGTTCATCATTAACAAGTGTTTGGCGCCATTCAATGACACCATAATGCTTGTTAATGAGATGAATCAACGTCACCACCTTGACACCAAACTCCAATATGACTTTTTACTAAATACTATTAGATCGAAGAAACGCTATGCTCCTTGGGTAAAGGCAGATAAGTTGAAAGATTTAGAGTATGTAAAAGAGTATTTTGGTTATAGTAATGCAAAAGCAAAAGCCGCTCTTCAGATACTTGATAATGAACAGATAACGACTATAAAAAATAGTTTGAATAAAGGTGGAAGAAAATGAATGAAATTGAATGGCATCCAGAAAAGATGCTGGAAGTAAAATTAAAAGAACCAGATGACTTCCTAAAGGTTCGTGAGACATTATCAAGAATTGGTGTCGCCTCTCGCAAGGAGAGAAAGTTATATCAGTCTTGTCACATTCTACATAAACAAGGCAAGTATTATATTGTCCATTTTAAGGAGTTGTTTGCTCTTGATGGCAAGGATACGAATCTAAATGAGAATGATATATCAAGACGAAACTCAATTGCTGGACTACTTGGTGATTGGGGATTGATTGAAATAGTTGGTGAAGCTGAACCTAAAGCACCTCTTTCTCAAATTAAAGTAATCGCTTTTAAAGAGAAGGATGAGTGGGAACTGGAAACAAAATACAATATCGGTAAAAAAAGAGAAGCTTAAATTGACACAAAAATTCTCCCAATTCATTACAGAAGAACCAAAAGAACAGAAGTATAAACTCCTCATTCTTTCGCATGACGATCCACTAGACCCTAATGAGACAGGGCCTATGATTCGTAAGACTGCGAAATCAATGGGTATTGAATGTTATCTTGCTGAATTCTCTGGTTCTTATATGGAGTCTGATGGAGACAGTAAGTTAGTTTATTCTTTTCCAGTAAATGATCAAGGCAAGGCAGAACTTCCTACAATGAAGTCTGATGCTGAATACGATAAACCATTTAAGATTAATCCTAAAGATACTCTTGTTATGGCAAGAGGATTGGGTTCTACAGTAAAACTTGGAAACCGTTCTTGGTGGGTAACTATTAATAATCTAGAAGAAGAAGGTTACACTGTCATCAACTCTACAAAGTGCCATGACATTTGTGGTGACAAATGGTACAACCAAGTTGTTTTCCAAAGAGAAGATTTTAATACACCAAAGACAGTTTTGGTTCGTCATGCAGAAGGTGCTGCAGCTGCAGCAGAGAAACTTGGAAATAAGTTTCCAATGATTCTTAAAACATCTACAGGTTCTAGAGGTGTTGGTGTTATGTGGGTTGAGAGTTTGAAATCTCTTCACAGTGTTATCCAACTACTATATAGAGAAGATGAGTATGTAGACATTCTTTTGCAAGAATATATTAAGACAGATTATGACGTAAGAGTTATTATTGTTGCTGGACAAATAATTGGTGCGATGAAACGACCTGTTATCAGTGATGATTTTAGAAGTAATGTTTCTCAAGGTTCTGAACCAGAGATACATAAGTTGACTGAATTAGAAAAAGAAGAATCAATTCGGGCGGCTAAAGCAGTGGATGGAATGATTGTCGGAGTTGACTTCATTCCTGCCAAAAACAGAGATAAAGATAAACCATATATGATTGAGGTGAACTCTACTCCTGGCCTTATGGGTATCGAAGCAGTTTACAAAGATGCAGCTTCCAAACCACTTATCAAAGATCAGAAGAGAAGTATCTCAAAAGAAATATTGAAAATCTTTATGAATAGAGACAATTGGAGTATATAATGACACTACTAGAAGCAATCAAAAAACACAACGAAGGTAAGATTGCCCTACATAAAGCAAATGTTACAATCTATTTGAAGAACCCTGCTGGTATTGGAGAACATTCTGATATTGCAGAGGCCGTAGAAGCAGAACTACTTAAAATTGCAGAAGCACAAGATGTTATCGACATGATTGATAAACACTTTACTTCAGAGGAACAATTACCTCTTTTCTCTTGACATTTCCCCCTAATGGTGGTATATTTACATAATGAAGTTTTACACACATATCGCCCAATGGGGTAATCAATTACTTGTTCGTGCAGTAGAGAATGGTGTTCGTTCTAACTACAAAGTTAAATACGAGCCCACTCTTTATGTTCCAGTAAAGAAGGAAACTGGCTGGAAAACACTTGACGGTAATAATGTCAGTCCAATGAAGTTCCTCTCTATCAAAGAGGCAAAGGAATTTGTTGCACAGTACGAAAGTCAACCACACCTTGTGCATGGTATGACACAGTTTCCTTATACCTATATTTCAGAAACATATCCCAAACAGATTCAGTTTGATAGTTCACATATGCGAATTGTCACTATTGATATTGAGGTAGAATGCGAGAACGGTTTTCCAAATGCTGATCAAGCACTTGAACCAATGCTGTCTATCACTATCAAAAACCATGACACTGGACGTATCAAGGTTTGGGGATTGCACGATTATCGTAACGATAGAGAAGATGTACAATATATCAAATGTCAGACTGAACGTGAATTACTAGCCCAATTCCTTTCGTGGTGGGAAAGTGATCATCCAGACATTATCACTGGTTGGAATACTGAACGATTTGATATTCCTTATATCTGTAACCGTATCAAATCGGTTATGGGTGAAGATGCCATGAAGCGTCTATCGCCATGGGGCGTTGTTAATGCAAGAACCATCACTGGTTCTTATGGTAAAAAAGAACAAGTCTATGATATTATGGGAGTTGAAGAACTCGATTATCTTTTGTTATATCGTAAGTTTACTTATTCTGCACAAGAATCATATCGCCTCGATCACATTGCATTTGTTGAACTTGGCGAACGTAAAGATGAAAATCCTTATGAAACATTTCGTGAATGGTACACAAAAGACTATCAGTCGTTCCTAGACTATAATATCCAAGACGTTGAACTTGTCGATAGACTTGATGATAAAATGAAATTGATTGATTTGATTTTGACTATGACATATGAGGCTAAAGTCAATATGTCTGATTCATTCACATCAGTTAAGTATTGGGATGTTCTTATCTACAATCATCTTCTCAAGAAAAAGATTGTCATTCCACAGAAAACAAGAAGTCAATCCAAGAGTGACAAGTATGTTGGTGCATATGTCAAAGAGCCACAGGTTGGACAACACAAGTGGGTTCTGTCTTTTGACTTGAACTCTCTGTATCCACACTTGATTATGCAATACAATATTTCGCCTGAAACACTTCTTCCCAAAACAATGGGTTTTGATTCAGAAAAGTCTGTCAATGAGTTGTTACAAAAACAACACGACTTATCTCTCCTAAAACCAGCTGATGTAACTTGTACACCAAATGGTGCATTGTTCAGAACTAAGATGATGGGGTTCTTGCCAGAGATGATGCAAGAGATGTACAATGATCGTACCATCTACAAGAAGAAGATGTTGGAGGCAAAACAACAATACGAAAACACAAAAGATCCAAAGTATCTAAAGGATGTGTCTCGTTACACTAACATTCAGATGGCAAGAAAGATTTCATTGAACTCTGCTTATGGTGCGATTGGTAATGAGTGGTTTCGTTATTATGACTTGAGAATTGCAGAAGGTATTACAACTTCTGGCCAGTTATCCATTCGTTGGATTGAACAGGCGTTAAATGGATATCTGAACAAACTGCTAAATAGTGAGGATAAAGATTATGTTATTGCATCAGATACGGATTCAGTATATATTAGGTTTGACGAACTTATTGATAAAGTGCTTAAAAAGAGAACAGATGAGTCGGAGGATAGTTATCGCAGCCGGGCCGTGGACTTCCTTGATAGAATTGCTCAAGAGAAAATTGAACCTTTTATTGATAAGAGTTATCAAGATCTTGCTGAGTATGTAAACGCATACGATCAGAAGATGCAGATGAAACGTGAGGTGATTGCTGACAAGGGTATCTGGACTGCAAAGAAAAGATACATTCTTAATGCATGGGATGTTGAAGGTGTTCGTTATCAAGAACCACAACTCAAGATTATGGGAATTGAAGCTGTTAAATCATCTACGCCTGCACCTTGTCGNNAAAANATTAAANANGCACTAAAGGTTATNATGTCTGGAACAGAGAAAGATGTAAACAANTTNATTCAAGAGTTTCGTGATGAGTTTATGAACTTGNCACCAGAAGAAATNGCNTTNCCTCGTTCAGTTAATGGTATTGACAANTGGAGTGATAGTTCTGGTATTTTTAAGAAGGGCGCTCCTCAACACATTAAAGGNGTAATTCTTTACAATCACTTTCTCAGAAAACAAAAACTTACNGGAAAGTATCCACTGGTTCAAGAGGGCGAGAAGATTAAGTTTCTGAATATGAGAACACCAAATCATATGCAATCTGGTGTTATTTCTTTTATGACAAAATTACCAAAAGAACTTGACATTCACAAGTATTTAGATTATGATACACAGTTTGAAAAGGCCTTTGTTGAGCCTCTGACTTTTATATGCAACCAAATTGGTTGGAAGATTGACCGTTCTTATGGAACACAAACCACACTTGAGGATTTTTTTGGATGATATTGAATCGTAATGACGCTCTCTATGCAGCAAATATATTTGTAGATTACTTTTCTAGCTTTGGTAGGATTGATGACTACCTTAGAAAAGTTAAACTTGAGCGTATGGGCAATTATCCTACATCTTTGCCAGGATTGGGGCCTGAAGATGATATGTTTGATAATTTTGATATGCATCCAAATGATATGGAGTTTGAGTGTAAAGAAGTATCCAATGAGATATTTGTGAACTATCTAGAGATTGTAACATCACACGCAGTAGAAGTATCAGTGCCAGGCAAATCTATCAAATGGGTGGTGTATGAAAAGAACACAGGAAAAATTGCTGGGTTTATTCGTTTGGGTTCACCAACAATTAACTCAAAACCTCGTAATGACTTTTTAGGTAAACCACTCAACACATTAGATCCAGCAACAATGAAAAGGTTTAATGATTCTGCTATCATGGGATTTATCATTGTTCCAACTCAACCATTTGGTTTTAACTATCTTGGTGGTAAACTACTTGCATCTATTTGTTGTTCTCATCTAACGAAAGACACACTTGATAAAAAGTATGGTGGGCCATTCGCAATGTTTGAGACTACCTCTCTTTATGGGTCTAGCAAGAGTAGTTCTCAATATGATGGCATGAAACCATTCCTACGTTACAAAGGAAACACCGTATCAGACTTTGCTCCTCTTATTAATGATGATAATTTTCATCGTCTAAATGATTGGTTCAAAGAACGTAATGGTGAACCTCTGATTGACCCCTCTGCTAGTTCTAGAAAACTCAAGACACAAACTAAGATGATCTCTATTATCAAAGCATCTCTTAAAAATACTGAACCAGAAGAATATAAAAAGTTTGTGCAGACATTCTTAGATGCAAAAGGTTTGACAGAAAAGAAACGTGCATATATGTCTGACTTTGGTTTTGAGAATGTCAAAGAATACTTAAACCTAGAAACTGATACACTTATCAAGAAAGAGAATTACGATAGATATAGTTTTGATGGTGTAGTAGATTGGTGGAAGTCTAAGGCATCTAAGAGATATGAATCACTCAAGGCTGATGGTAGATTGAGAACTGAACTTGAGACATGGAACAATAACGCTGATATTGAGATTATACGATGATTATGAAACATAGTAAATTCTGCAAGATCGAATCTGGAAAATATGTAGAATGGGCTGCATGGGTTCTAGAATATGAACCCTATGAATATCCAAAAGATTATGAGCTGGTTAAAAAACTTATTATTGATAATTTGGAAGAAAAGTTCTGCCCGCCCGAATATAGAGAATTGAACAAAGAAAACAAATATTTTGGACATTGTTATCACAGCACACAAGCGCTCTACTATTTCTTTGGTAATGCAACCCTAAGAATTATGAGTTCGCCCTGTCAAGGCCCAGCTGGACATCACTGGTGGTTGATGGATAGAGATAACAATATTCTAGACATTACTGCCGAGCAGTATGACTTATTTGAATTTGGCCCACCTTATCATAAGGGGAAAGATTCAAATTGGTATGGTTGGAGAAATCGACCCCACAGAAAAACACAGGAGTTGATGCATAAAATCCAACCAGACTCAAAGTTGTATTTTAAAAAATATATGGAAAAACCAGAAAAAAGTTATTGACATATAAGTGTTTTTAATATACAATAATAAAAATCAAGTGTGGATTAACATCTGCACATAATATCTTACTCAAAAGGAGATAAAAAAATGAGTAAATCTAAAAATGAGGTTGTCGTTGACCTTCTAAAAACTAACGAATTTACTGAAGAACATCTAGCTACCACAATTGAAATCTATGAGACTCATTGGAAAAAGTTCTATCCAGAACTTTATGGTGATAAGTTGCCAGATGCAATTGAATTTGACGGTTTTGAATTAGTTCCATCGGATAATATTAATCTTGGAGTCCAAAAAAATCGTGCTGGTGGCAAAACTAGTAGAGCTAAATATCTAGAAATCAAACAGAACATTGAAAGAAATGGATATAAATTGAAATATCCACCAATTTCTTGGTTTCGTTGGAATGATAATGTGGATGGTACAGTTGTTATTACTGGTGATACCAGAGGACAAATTCTTGGCGAAACACCTTTTCAAACTAAGAATAGAATTGTTGCAAAATATAAAAGAAAGCCTGGATTTACTGATGAGCAAGTTCAAGATGCAATTGATTCATGTGGTTTGAGATTCAATGCAATTCATGACCCTGCAGCACCTCTATCTACTGCTGACGTAAAGAGAACTGTTAATCGTGCTATTAAGCGTTAT